ACACCGTGCGAATCGCTCGGTGCTGCCTGGTGAGGCTTCGGGATTGCCCAGCCCGCGACCCAGGAAACGGCTGCGTACGTTTCGACGTGCCTCCGAAAGCTCCGCCCTTTAGGGCGGGGTTGATTACGCTCTTGACCGTACCAGACAACTCAGGGTCCGGTCTACTCGATCCCGGTACCGTAGTGTGCGTCATCAGCCCTTCGTTCTTCCGTGAGCGTCAACGCGATCCGGCGGAGACCAGCGCGGCGCCTGGCCAGTTGACGACCGTACTGGCACGATCCGCTCGCAATTTCGGCAAGCCGATCGTCCTCAGGTAGCTTCGCGCAGTCCTTGCGCGCTTGCGCAGCCGCCGCGAGCCATAGAGGGGCCGCCTGCTCCGGGATACGTGCCACTTCCGGTGTCGCGTACCTAGCCGATAGCTGCCACGGTCCATGACTTTTTCCGCCGTCACCCACCGCCGAGAGACGAAGGTTGCTCTCGAAAACGCTGTAGACGACGAGGTCACCCGCCTCGTCGAGGGTCGTCGCAGTTTTTGCGATGGCCGAGGCGATTCGGTTGGCCTGGCCGACCTTGTCCCAGCGGTAGTGGTCCTTGCCGAGCTCGCGGCTCGGGAGCCGCCGCATCATGGCGAGCACGTCGTCGGTTGTGAGCGAGGCGGGGAGGTCTGTCGGGATCGCGGAGTCGTCCGGCTTTGACGCATCGTGGCGGTCCGGCGACGCCAGCGCGGCTTCGACTTCGACGCCGGCGGGTAGGGTCTGCGCGCTCGAGTCACGCAGCGCGAGTAGCGCCGTCACCAGGACCAGGAAGCTGAGGGCTGTTTTCATGCCCCGAGTTCTACTCGCGGATTACCCGGGCGCTCAAGACCACATTCGCTCTGGTGCAGAACGGTCTTGACTTATACCCAACGTCGGTGCGTCACCTGGGCCTGGCACGTGGTGGCGGCGGGCGCGAGCGGGTAGAGTCTGGCACGGGAGATCCCATGTCCGATGTGCCGCTCGCTGACACGTGTGTGTGCGGCGTCCCTTACTGGCACCGCTTCATGGGTCCTGCGGACGCGACGGTCGCCGGGACTGGCTCGGGTACAGCGGGAGCGGCGACGCGTTTCCTCTGGTGCAAGAAGTGCGGCGCGGTCCGCGTCATCTTCGAGACGCGTTGGCAGATCCCCCTCGATCGCGCCGGGGAGATAGCGCGCAGCGTGCCACTCGATGGCGAAGACGAGGAGAAACCCACCAACCCTGGCACTCCGAACGCGAAGAAATCGGGAGAGTAAATCAAAAACCCCGCCTAAAGGGCGGTTCTTTGGACCCTGGCACTGGACTAAGTGAGGCGCGCCCGCGCTCTCGACACCACGCTCATCACTTGGAGGATGTCACGCCCATCCACGCCGAGGAGCACTGCGGCCGGTCGACCGTGACGGGTGATGAGAACGAACCCGCCCTGCGCGGCGTCGACTGCCTCGCTGAGGCGAGCTTTCGTCTCGCGCAAAGACATGACCCGCGGCTTTGCCTCAGCAGGCATCGCGGTTAGGCGTCTCCGTCGTCGCGATCGTACATGTCGAGCGCTCGCTCGAGGCGAGCGGCGAGATCGGGGTACCCCCGAATGACGGCCGATACGGAAACCTCGTCGAGGCCGTGGTCGAACATGCTCACGATTGCCCCGTAGTCGTGGCGTCGGCCGGCGACGAGCTTGAGGGCCGCTAGGTAGTCGGAGCGAACGATCCCGATGCCGCCCTCGTCGCTCCTGACGGCAGTAGAGAGGGCTTGCTCGTAGAGCGGTCTGTACCTCGGGTCGATCGGGACCGAGTCCACGGGCACACCGCTCGCCTCGAGCGGTACGCCGGCCTTGAACGAGATCACCGCGCCCCTACTATCGAAGGCCTCGTCGCCTACGAGGAAGTCAATATCCTTGGTGGCGTACGGTTCGGAATACGCCCCTACAGCCACGCCACCAATGAGCGCGTGCTGGATGCCGAGCCGGACGTACGTCTCGTCGGCCGCGTGAAGTGCCGTACGGAACTTCGCGGCGAGCATGTCCAGTGCGGCGGATAGTCCAGGTGACGATCCCGAGCGACGTCCGCGCACCTGCTTGCGTACCATGGTCTCAATTGTAGTCACGCCTGTAAGGCGGTCAAGGCTCGAAAAACTGCTCGCGTGTCATCGAATGAAACCGCTCGTAGTGCGCCGCCCACGACTCCTCCTCCGCGCGTGTCAGCGAGCCAGAACCGCGGCACCCGTTCCAGACGCGCGCGGGGCAGCATTCGGATGTGTGCTCCCAGCAGCAGCAGCCGCAGTGGGCCACCTCGTCGAGCGTATCGATGTCGCCCTCCCACATCGCGCGCTCGAGGATGCGTACGAACGCGTCGGGTGAGTAGCCGGCGTGCAGGGCCCACTCGCGGACCAGGTCGTCGTCGTACTCGGTCAGGATTACCACGTAACGAACTCCCGCGCGTACGTCATCAGCGTCGGCTCGAACCGCCCGAGCAGGGCGCGCGCGGGCGTGGTGGTGGGCCTACCGCACCACGGGCAGGTCCCATCGCGCGCGAGCTCGGCGGCGCGCCCACGTCCTATGAAGTTGTCCCAGCCCCGGGCGGTCCGGTTGAGGGACACCCCCAGCACGGTCTCCGTCTTCTTGCGGCAGCACGGGCACCGACCGGTCCCCCATTCGTACTCGCTCATGCCGAGTAGCCATCGCAAGAGCGCGGCCAAGTTGGGGCCCAGCGAAGTCGCTCAGTTGCGATCGGTCGGGGAGAAGAAACCTTCTGGTAGGGGAAGAACCGTTACGGATCGGTCTCAGTATTCGTCGGTCGGTCGCTGCGCGTACTGCCAGAGCTCCAAGAACTTTGGGCGGACCCAGCCGACGGCTGATCTACGTCGCGTTGCGCATCCAGAACGGCCGGCCGCCGAGTCGGTCGGCCGTCGCAAAGTTGACGTCCACTAAATCGCCCGCGATGAGAACGTCCTCGGCGATCTGCCGCACCGCGTACCCGCGCGTCGCGACGTCGGGCACGTTCGACAGGCTGCGCCAGTAGACGGACGCGGTGAGGTCGGTGAAGAGCTGCGCGCCCGTGAGCGGAACGTCGTCGCCGACGTACTCACCGGGAGGCCGCGCTGCCGCCTTGAGTCGAGACGCTTTCGCGTTCGCGTACGCGACGGTCGCGACGTCGGTGCCGGAGATCCCCTCAAGGTCGTCCCAGGCGCTCGCGCCCGCGAGATAGCCGGCGGCGGTCGACTTGGCGACGAAGATCTCCGCGTCGGCCACGCCGAGCGCGACGGAGGGGATCCAGCCCGGGTCACGCACCCTCTGGTAGAGCATCAGGCCGAGGCCGGCCTTCATGAAGTCCCCGACCTCCGCGGCGGTGATGTCGCTCTGGTCAGGCCCAGCCGAGAAGGTGACGGTTCTGATGCCGCCCCGAAACCCGACGGCGGCGAGCGCGAGGAGCCGGTCGAGCGAGCAGACGCTGTCGGTGTCGAAGAGCAGCCCGTCGGGGACGGGCTCGACGATCCAGGTCACGGCGTCTTCTTCATCGCGTTCGCGACGGCCTGCGCCCCTCCGAGCACCGCCGCGCCGCCGAGGAAGACTCCAGTGATGGTCTGGATGGCGCTCGCGGCCGTCGGACCGTCGATCTTGCCCGCGAGCGAGAGCGTCATGATGCAGGCGAGCCCCACGGTGCCTGCTAGGACTTTTGTGACGAGTGTGGAGTTCATCGTTCACCGGCGCGGAAACTCATGGCTTTCAAGCCGGGGAGGAAGCGCCGTCTCCGCATTGCGCTTCCACATAGCGTTTGACCACTTCGAGTGGAGCACCTCCACACGACACGACGCAGCGCTATCAGCGCGATAGTAACGCGTCAAACAGCGGCGGTGACACATAATCGTCACGAGCTCCGCATCTGCTGGAGCCGGATGTAGTCCGGGTCGGTGAGCTTGACCCACTCGAGACGCGTGCCCGCGTGATCGCTGCCGGGCCGCATGGCCAAGATCGCCGGGATGATGCGCTTGTCCTGGAGAAGCTCGTCGGCCTTCACCTTGGGCCTGCACGCCGCGCAGACCTGGATCCCCAGGATGGCCGGCATCGACCAGGTCTCGTACTCGTCCTTCAGGATAAAGACGAGCTTGGGCGCCATGTCGCCTTCGGTGTCGCAGCCGGTCATCGAGCACATGGGCCCCTCAGAAGTTGGCGACCGACGCGCCAGCCCAGTTGTAGGCGGCCTTGTTGAAGCCGGCTGCTCCGCACGCGGCATCCAGGTGCGCGGGCGTCGTCGAGATGCCGGTGTTGATCGTGCCGGAGCCGACACGGAACCCCATGCCAAGGATGCTATCCCGTCAAGGGCAGCGAGCGCAATGCGCGACGCACCGCATCTGGATCGAATATTGCCAGGTGCGCCGACGCGTCGTTTACCCCGAAACTGACCACCAGTCGGTCACCGTCGCGTGCGAGCCCGGCGCAGAACTCGATCCCGATGCGAATGAAGTACCAGGGGTCACTGATCGCGACGACCCGGAAGTCCTTCCCGAACTTCACGAACCGGTGGAGGTACACACGCTCGGGACGCCACGCGACCTCGTGGGTGATGGCGAGCCACCCATCCTCGTACGCGATGAGCTGCGAGCCGCCGCGCAGGTCGACGAGGCAAGCGGGTGGCTGGTGGCGCGACACTTCGACCGTGCGATCCGAAGACGCGTCGACAACGATCGTCGGGTCGCACAGGTAGAGGAAATGTCCGGGGCGCCCAGCGATCGGCATCCAGTTCTTCTGGGTCCTCTCACCCTCGTAGTCGCGCACGGGCCGGATCCCGCGGACGCGCCACTTCCCGTCGAGGCTCACGACAGCGATCTCGCACCGGCCGTCGCCGTTGTCGGCCAGGTCGCGTACGGTGGCCGACACCATGTACCGGTCGTCCCACTGCCAGAGCCTACAGTCCTCGAGCCCCTCGACCGGGAACGCGCTGCGCGGGACAGCCGACACGTCCCCCATCGGGGTCGATCGGATCGGCCTCCAGTCTGCGCCCATCTCCATGATGTGGTTCCTGGTACGGATGATGTTGCCGCCGTCGACCGTCGGGTACTGCCCCTGGTCGGTCACGGTGTAGTTGACCGTTCGTACGAGCACCATGCGCCGCCCGTCTGCGCCGACGCAGACGGATGGGTTCATCGGCGCGTACCCGTCGCCCGGCTTCCAGTCGATCGATCGGAGCTCGGCGTCGAAGAGCGCGCGCGCGGACCGGGCGAAGTGGGTGAAGTTCTTGCGCGCCTCCTCGCGGATCCACGGATAGACGATAGAGTCGTCCGTCACCGCATGTCAACCGACTGCTACCGGTTGGTGTCTGTCAAATGGATCAACCTTGCGGCGGCGGCGACCAGCGTCTCGCGGATCCACCAGGAAAGCGGCTTGCCCGCTCGTTGAGCCGCCTCACGGATGACACGCAAGTCGTGCGGCTTGATGCGCAGGTTCAGGTTCTTGGAGTGTTTGGCGACCGGCATGATCTTAGTTGTACCGCATCGTCAACACACGTGCTACGGTAAAAAAGAGAGGTGAGGATCATGAAGTGGATCGTTCTGACGGTTGCGTTCTTGGTCGGGTGTGGCGGCGCGCCGTTCACCGAGTCCGATCGGCCGCTTGGTGGCGAGGGTGCGCCGGATGTCGTCACTGTCGACACATCGAACCCTGATGCCGGCGGAGAGACCGACGACGGACCGCAGGTGATCGATCGCGACGCCGCCCAACAGCTCGAGGGTGCCGCCGGTGACCTTGACGCTGTAGCGATGGGCGGCTCTAGCTCGGGCAGCTCGTCGGGCGGATCGAGCTCTGGCGGTTCAGGGAGCGGCTCGTCGAGTGGAGGATCCTCATCGGGTGGTTCGGGCTGCACGACGAGTTCCGTTCGATGCGCAGGGCTCCAGCCGCAGACCTGCGCCAGCGGCGTCTGGATCGACAGCGGCGGCGCCTGCTCTGCCGTCTGTCTGAACGGCGCGTGCGTGGCGTGCAGCCCCGGCCAGACGCAGTGCTCGTCGAGCACGCAGCCGCAGACGTGCAGTCCCGCTGGGACCTGGCAGAACAGTGCAGCCTGCTCGAACCAGGCGTGCGTCAACGGGTCGTGCACCGGCAGCTGCGCGCCGGGCGCGACGCAGTGCTCGACGACGACGCAACCCCAGACGTGCAACGCGAGCGGCGTCTGGGTGAACGCTGCGGCGTGCACGAACCAGACGTGCGTGAGCGGAACGTGCACTGGTGTGTGTGCGCCGGGGCAATCCGGATGCGCGTCGTCAACGGTGTACGCGTCATGCGGTGTGGGCGGACAGTTGGTAGCCAGCACCCAAAGTTGTTCGGTCTTCGGCGGGTGCTGCATCATCGAGGCAAGCGGTGCCGCGAGCTGCGGCACGTGCCCCTAGATGTCGCTCATCCCCCCGGGTGCGCGCGTCGGAGCGTGATGGCGTAGTTGCGCGGCCGCGACGGGTTGGTGTTGCCGGAGTACGCCGGATCGAACACCGTCACCGTGGACACGACGTGCGCTCGGCGCTCGTAGTACATCGCGAGGTCGATGAGCGCGCGAGGGTGGCCGGCGCCGTTGCCGTTTTGCACGCCCCCTGATTTTGCCTTCAACGTAGTTTGGCGACGACGCATGGGTGAACCGTTTCCTTTCGGGAGGCCTTGACCTCGAACGTACCAGTTTTTTACTCGTTCGGCTCGCCGAGTAGCTGGATGAGCAGCGCGTCGGCCGCCTGCGCGAGGAAACTCGTCGCGCAGCCGACGACGACGGCATCCACGATCCGCCCTTGGCCGGTGGAGACGACTCCTGTCACGCCGGCCAGCGCACCGACCCACACGCCGGTGCACTGGCAGCACCCGAGTAGCGCAGGCCAGAGTCGGCGCACCGGCCGGAAGATCGTGCCGCGCACGACGATGAGCGTCGCGCCGATGAGCGCCGAGACGAGGAGCAGAGCGGTCACGGTCTCAGGTCAGACCGCCGCCGCCGCCGGCGAGGACGTAGTGCGTCCCGTTGAACTCGAAGTCCACGAAGCCGCGGTTCGCGGAGGCGAGGGTCGCGATCGTGGCACCCGTGTCGTCCTCGAACGTGATGTGGAAGCCGTTCGCGTCGGTGACCGACCGCACGACACGGAGGATGTCGCCCTTTTTCTCGCCGCCGCCGAGCGCGACCTGGATGAAGCGGTTGGCGGTGAGCGCGGTGTTCTGGGTGTAGAAGTTGCCGCCCTGGTTCCAGGTGGCACCGGCGTTCGTGCCGTTGAGACTGAGCACGGCCGGCGAGCCGACCGTCCCGACGTCGCCGATGTTGGCGCCGGGCACACGGCCAGCGGGGAAGCCGCCGCGCACGGTGACGATGAGACCACCACCCGCGACCGTACCGCCGGCCGAGACGAAGTTCGTCCACGACGGACCGTCGAAGTCTGCGTAGGCCCCAGCGGGTCCAGTGAGCACCGGAGCGCCCGAGAAAGCGCAGTCGATGAACGTAGCCACGGTCGCGCCGGCGACACCGCCGACAGTGATGTTGCCACCGAAGTTCGCGTAGGCGGCAGTGACAGACTTGGCCGTCACGGTACCGTCGACACCACCGAGCGTGGCGGCGAGTCCTGCGCTCGTCGTGGCGGTGCCGAGGTTGACAAAACCGGCCACCGTCATGCCGGAGATGGAGACCACGGCGAGAGCAGTCGTCGTGTTCGCGACGACATTCCCCGCGATGAGCGCCTGGAGGAGTTGCTCGTCGCCCGTGAGAAACAGCTCACCGAGACAACCGCCGTCGTCGGTGACGGTAATGTTTCCCGCCACGTTCAGGTTGTGCAGAATGACCTGCGCCGCTGTCGGTACGTGCGTGCCGGCGCCAGCCACGTTTGCCCAGGTGATGTTGTTCGCCATCTCCTGTTGGGAGAAATTGTCGGCCCGGAGCTCGATGCAGCGGTAGGCGGGGATGACGAGCGACGCGGTGTAGGGCGTCAGCGACGGGGTCACCTTACCCACGACGAGGGCGTTGGCGTCGGCGACGCTCGCAGTGTCCGTGAAGGCCGTGAGGAACTGACCGATCGTCTTGTAAGGTTCGGCGACCGACCCGTCCAAGCCCGACTGAGCGGTCCCGCCGTCGATGTAGCGGTAGCGCGTGAGCGGCACGATCCCAGCACCCGAACCACCACCCGCACCCGGAGACACCGGGTAGGTCTCGCGCGCAGTCCTGTTTCGGCCGATGAGATAGCCCATGGTGTCCTCGCTCTTGCTTTCTACGTTGGGTCGGTTGGTTGTGACTTACTTCTTCGTGTGCTCGGCGTGCAGGGCCGCGAAGCGCGCGGCGACTTCGGGGCGCATCTTGATGGTGCCGACCGATCCTGCTTCAGGATCGTTGTCGGTCAGCTCGACGGAGCCGTCTTCGAAGATGCGAACGGTCGGACAACACTTTCGGTACGAACACATGAGTATCTCGCGGTGAACTTCACGCGGTTGCATGGTAGCCTCCAGTCGCTAGACAGTGGGACCGTATCACTGTCTCCAGTGCGGGGTGTCCCTGAACGGGAAGGCGCCCGGCACTCGAGGTCCGCGGCAATTCTGCGACAAGAGTTGTGCAGCCAGCTTCCGCGGAAGACGTAGGCACTCGCCGCGCATCGCGACACCACCGCCACCCGAACCAGGTGTACGGTTCATCTTCGAGACGCGCGGCCTGAAGTACGCTTCGCGCGGGCGCTCGCTCGCCGAGCGGTTGATGAGCGGAAAAAAATCGCCGATCCTTCTTCACCGCTATTTGCTGAATGAGCCAGGTGAAGAAGTCGATCACCGCAATGGTGACGGTCTGGACAACCGCAGAGAGAACCTCCGCGAGGCGACCCACGCCCAAAATATGATGAACGCACCAAGTCAGACAGGATCGTCTCGGTTCAAGGGTGTGTCGTGGAGCCGATCGCACTGGCGAGCCTCGATCCGCGACGATTATAAGACCGTCCACCTCGGACGGTTCGAAACCGAGGAGGGAGCTGCGCGCGCCTACGACGACGCCGCGCGTCGTCTGCATGGCACATTTTCTCGCGTCAACTTCCCTAGGGAAGGTGAAAGATCCGCTCTGCGCGACTGACTCCACGGCCATCTCTCGCTACGCCCCGACGATCGCGTTTTTGCCGATCGGTGTGGGACTATCTACGAGCGTGTAGAGCGGCGAGTCGAGCCAGACTGTCGTGCCGGGGGTGCTCACGCCAGCCGCAGAACTGTACGGACCTACGTGCTGCACGTTGTTGTCCAGGATCGCAGTAAGCAGGGCGAACTGCGCGGGGGTCACCGCGGGGAGGGTCGGTGGCTTCGGGTACGTCTCTCGCGCGTACCGGCCACGGCTGATGATGTGAGACATCGGACCTAACCTCTTTCCTTTGCGGATCGGCGGCGCACTTCAGCGCAGGCGCAAGATCGCGTGGCACACCTTTTGAAGTAAGTTGAGACTATCACGCGACTCAGGCGCGCAGCAATCGACGTACTTTAGGTAGTACCCGAGACATACTTGGGTATTCCGGTTGATCGTGGTACCGTCTTCACCATGCTCGGTACCGGTTTGGAGTTCGCACCAGGGACGACCGAAGACTGCCAGCGCCTCGTCGTGCGGCTCTTTCAGCAGCCAGCAGTGGTGCTTGTCGCGTACCGCGCGGCGCGCGAGCGTTTCCGGACAGGCGACATCGTCCTCGAGACCGCGGAGCACGATCCGTCCGGGTTCAAGGCGATGCCGCGCGCGGACTACGTCGCCGCCATCAAGCGCGGGCTCGGTCGCAACGGTGCGAAGCTCCTCGCAGCCCTCGGGGTCGCACACAAGTCGGGCCACCAGGTAGCGAGCCTGCCGCGCGAGTCGGACGCCTTCTGGCTCATCGTCAACAGGAAGGACGCGCTGCCGATCATGGTCGTCCTCTTCTCCGCGCCGTACGCGGCGGGCGACGACGCGCACGAGCCGACGATCCTGAGCTGATGGGCGCTGGTCGACTATCACTGAGGAAAAATCACCATGCTCGCTCTTCGAAACGCCATGCGACCAATTCGTCGCGTCGTGTAATCAACCCCACCCTAAAAAGGCCCCGTCCTAAAAGGACGGGGGTTTCCGCCCCGGAGTTCCGATGAACGTCCTGGTGCTGCCGTGGGTCGTGGGTAGGCTGCCGCCGCCGACTCGCTCCCTCCGCAAGAACTCGGCGCGATCGGGTCGGTAGGTGATTTCGCCTTATTACGAGGCGACTGCGCCGACGATGCCGCCCACGACTGCGGTGGCGGCGAGCGAGCGCCAGTTGCGACGCAGCCGCTGACCAGCACCCACCATCGCTCCGGAGCCCTCCCCGAAGAGGGCCGTCGCGGCGACCGCGGCGACCGCGCTCATGGCCGCGCCGCCGAGGAACGCTCCCACCTTGCCGGACGGCCTGGACAGAATGCTCTCACTCATGGCCGGCTTGACGAAGGTACTCGGAGGCGCAACGCCGACGCCGAACCCCACGGTCGGTCGGCCACCCAATCGGAGGTGTTCCATGCCGGTCAGCGTACGACGCTTCAGGCTGGCCGTCTATGAGGCACCACCGCCGTGAGCAGCTTGACGTACGGCGAGAGTACCCCGAGCACGACGACGCCGCCGACGGCGACGCCACTAACGATGAGCGCCGTCTTGTGCGCCGCGATCCACGCCGGAATCGCGGCGAGGCTGGATAGGCCGCCGTCGACCCGCTCGAGGGCGCGCGATCCCGTGAGCCCCAGGATCCCGAGGAAGCTCGGGTCGATGGCGACGGCCTTCAGGTCGGCGAGCACCTTGTCCTGTACGTCCTGAGACGGCGGGTCCGGCCACTTCACGCCGCCCGCGAACTGGTCGATCTTCTCGTCGGCGGAGAGCTTGGATACCTTCTGGATCGTGTCCTGCCAGCCGCTGAGGATGACGCCGGACTGCTCCTCGATCTGGCTGGGCGTGAGTCCCGCGAACTGGTTCCACGCGGCGAGCATGGCTTGAGCTTGGGCCCTGTACGCGGCCCCTAGCTTCTTCAGCTCGTCGGAAGTGAACCCGGTAGGAGGCTGCGCGGCCACCGCGTCGAACGAGTCGGCCACGGTCGCCATGTTCCGGAGAACGGCGAGGACGTACGGGTTCCACGCCGCACGGTACGCGAGGACCGCGGCGACGATCTTGGACTGCGGCGGGACGTCGGCCCCGAGGAAGCCTACGGCGCGGCCGCCCCTACCAAGTGCGAATCCCTGAACTGGTCGACCGCCCCTGCAGATCGTCTCCTTCTCCATCATCGCCCCCCCTTCCGCTTCTTGATCGCCCGCCAGATTTCGTCGAGCACCCAGCCGGTCACCGCACCAGCGACGCTCATAACGACGGCTTCCTTCCACGGCGAGTGGCGCGCTGGGCCCTTCGGCTCCCCCTGCTCTTTCGGAGCTTCCGCGCCTAGTCCGGCCTGCCCCCGCAGGAGCGCCGCCATCTCGCGCGCGGTTCGCTGCGTCGGCACGATCCCACCGCCCGCCTCGGTGCAACCGCCACCTTCGACGAGCTCCTCCCCTCGCCCAGTCGCGACGAGCCGGTCCATCGCGGCGAGCTTCGTCTGTCGGTCCACCCAACTCGGCGACCAGTGCGCGCCCAGACCGAGGTCGCCCTGCAGTCGGAAGTCGCCGACCGCCTCATAGAGGACGGGTACCGTATTGACCTGGTCACCCACGATCAGCCTGGCCACCGGGACATACTCGGGGCGCTGCACCTGGATGAGGATCGCGTAGCGCGTCGCGCCCGAGCTGTCGGTCACGGTCGTGATGCCGACGCCCCGACCCCAGGGCGGCCTGTCCAGTCGCACCCGGATCGAGTGCAGCGCCGCCTCGACGTCGGACGGCGCACCGAGCCCGAATCCGGCAACCGATCGGCCGTTGCGGTGGACGGCGTAGTCTTGCACGCGATCCACCGTACCACGTGTCGTTACGGACCGGCGCCCGCACCCTTGGTAGTCGTAGATGCCGTCGCCGGTGCCGTCCTGGCCTGGTAGGCGCTCAGTGCGCGCCTCGCCCGCTCACCGGCCATCCCCCGAACGCTCCCTGGTTCGCGCAGCTCGCGGAGAATCGATCGAGGGTCGACTTCGTGCGCTGCGGAGAGTCGGCGGAGGGTCGCGGTGGGAATGAGGGGCATGTTCTGGAGTCATGTTTCCATGATGCAATCGCGATGTCTACACCATGCAAAGAATCGCTACGGGACGGTGATCGGTCGGTTGACCGGGCAACTCGTAATACCGCAGTATCCCCGGAGTAGGCCCCGAGTATGCCGCGAGCCACTCTTTACCCGGCGGTTACATCCATCAAGATGAGCGCCGAGCAATTGCGACTCATCAACCAGCGTGCCAAACACTGCGGGGTCCGACCGAGCGCGTGGATGCGCTCGATACTCATGCAGGCGGCGCAGTCCGCGTCCAGACAGACGAGCGACGGTTACCTGCGGATCCGCGAACCTGACGGGGTCACGACCTGACGATGGACCAAGCACAACGACACATGGCTGCGCTCGAACCCGAGCCGCGCACCGCGATCGACAACCGCATCTGGTTCGGGGCCAAGCTCGCGCTCTGGCGCAGCAAGGTCGGCTGGGAGATCGCCACCAAGCAGGCGGCCGAGATCGTCGCGCGCTGCCGGCACGCGGAGGCCTGCGAGGGCGCGGAGAACGAGCAGGAGCCGTGCTTGGCGGAGTGTCCGGACCGTGAGATCCGGATGTCCGCGCTCGTCGTCCTCAACGCCGCTCGCCAGTTCGAGCCGATGACCGTCAGCAGGCTCGCGCAGCAGCCGTACACGGCGCCGAGCCGAGAGTATTTCTCGGCTGTCGTCGCGGAACTGGCGTCCTGCCAGGCGGAACTCGAGACCCTGCGCGGCACGGTGGTCACGGTGCCCTCGAAGAACGAACCGCCCCAGTCACCAAAGAAGCTCAAGGAGAAATCAAAGTGAACGTGACCTACGAACCCAGGCACGGACAGGCAGTCGGCCGAGTCGTCATCAAGTCCGTACCCTCGTCCATCGTACGTCCGGACGAGACGAAGGGGACGACGAAGCTCGTCCTGCTCGACGCGATCGGTCCCGACCTCGCGGAGAAGGGCCTGAAGGTGGGGGACGTGGTGCTGCCGTCGAAGGTCAGCAGCATCGTGATGGAGGGAGGGTCCTCTTTCCGTCCGGTCGTCAACGAGGCGGACGTCATCCTCGTCGTCCGAAACTGGTCCAGCCTGAGCGAGTTCCGCGTGCAGACCGAGAGCGGCGCGGAGTACGTCGCGTTCGACGACCCGCGAGCAGCACCGTCGCTCGGGTTCGTCAGCGAACCGCAGCGCGCGTCGGTAGCGGCATGATCGTCAGGAGCCCGTACGATCCGACGGCCGTCGCTCGCCTGCGCGGGTGCGGATGTCACGCGCCGGCGCAGGCGCGGATCGTCGCCGAACGAACGGCCAGGTCCAGCCGACGTCGTCGCGTACGCGACGACTCGCACGAGGCCGCGCTCGCCGGTGCTGGCGCGGATCCGATCGTCCTCGGGGCCGGCCACGGGTCGAAATGTCGCCCGTTCCTTACCGTGCAGAAGGACCAGGAGCGATTCGCGGCGTGCAACGCGCTGGCCGACTCGATCGGGCCGCTCGACTCGTCGGAGCAGGCGTTCAAGTTGATCGAAGAGGCGTTCGGTGCCGAGGTCAACGAGATCTTTGGAATCATCACCCTGGACCTGCACCTGCGCATGAAGTCGATCGCGGAGACCGGGCGCGGCGAGCCGTCCGCGGTCATGGCACCCATGGTCCCTACACTGCAGGCGGCGCTCATCGACGGGGCGCACGCCGTGATCATCGCGCACGTGCATCCGTCTGGAGTGCCGGCAGAGCCCAGCGATGCCGACAAGGAGACGACGGAGGCCTTCGCGGAGGCGTTCAACACGGTCGGCATTGGCCTGTTGGACCATATAATCGTGGGGGGTGACTCTAAACGTAGGAGTTACTTTAGCTTTTTGGATTCTGGACTCCTGCCCCCGCTCGACGAGGATCTATGAACCTTACGTGCGATAAATGCGGCAGGCCGTTCGCGCGCCGACCTAGCTCGGTGAGGGCATTCAACTACTGCAGCCGATCCTGCATGTACCAGGGTAAGTCCGACATCGCGCGCGCGCGCAGGACCGAGCCAGAACCGCCGCCGGTCGACGGCGCTCGGTGGATTGCGCTCAATCGCGGGTTCGCGCTCGTCGATGCTGATCGGTTCGACGAATTGAACGCGCACGTGTGGTCGCGGTCTGGGCGTGACGGGATGCACGCAGCGCGCGGTAACCCTCGCGGAGGAACCATATCCCTGCACCATGCTGTACTCGGTGTGCCTAGTCATATTCACATCGACCACAAGAATGGTAACGGCCTGGACTGCCGCGAGAAAAACCTACGGTTGGCCGATAACTCACTCAACCACGCCAACATCGGAAAGATGCGAGGCGCATACACTTCCAGACACAAGGGCGTTCACTGGCGCAAAGATCGCCGACGTTGGTCGGCCGAGATCAACGTGAACTACAGATCAATCAAGCTCGGCTGCTACGAAACAGAACACGAAGCTGCAGCCGCCTACGACGCCGCAGCCATCGCCCATTTCGGCGAGTTCGCAAAGACAAATTTTTTACGGAGCCAGACTGTCTGATGCCTGCCAACAACCTACCCGCCAACGCCGCCCCGACCATCCTCCCGGTGGAGCGCCTGCTGACGCAACCGAGCCCCGACGCGACCGCGCTGGTCCGGTTGATCACCGACTCGCTGTCCGCCGCCGACGGGGACAAGGAACCCACGGTGTGGATCCTGAACCACCCTCACCCGCTCGCGAGCGAGGCGAAGATCGTGCGGATGTACCACCGCGAAGACGGCGGGGTCGAGGTGTACTCGAGCGACGGCAAGATGTTCGTGCGCACGGTCATCCCGGAGCGGGTGATCCGCTTCTTCGACGAGGCCATGAGCCAGGACACCTTCGTCGAGTTCATCTCGATCGCCGAGGAAGATGAAGAGGAGGAAGAACCTGAGCCTGAGCCCGAACCGGAGCCCGAACCGGAGCCGGCACCGACACCTGTAGCAAACGGCCAGGGATCGCCGTCGTAGGCGCCGAGCGATGCCGAGCGAAGGCGACAGCCAGGACGACGACGTCCTCGACGACGTCGAAGACGACGAAGCCCCTGAGGACGCTGACGCTGACGTCGTAGACAACGACACCGACGACGTCATCCATCCGGACACGTCCCAGCGGCTCGTCCGGCTCCCGCGCCGCCGACCTCCCCTGCCTACTCCCGATCCCCCAGAGCCGCCCGAGCCTCCCGAACCGCACGCAGCGCGCGCAGCACCACCGCGCGCCCCGCCGCGCCGACGCCGACCGACAGCACCCGCGAACACCACCCCAGCCGCCCCACCTACCCCACCCACACAACCCAACACGATCCCAACCGTGACCTCAGCCCCGCTCCCTGCTCCGGCGATCACCACGCTGCCCGCTACGCCGAGCGTGGCCGACGGGAACGTCTTCCTCGCGTTCGAGGAGACGCTCAAGCTCTTCCCGGCGGCGGCGCATACCATCGCCGTCGAGCGCAAGACCGGCACCCCGGCGCACTGGATGATCACCGAGCGTCCGCGCACGGCCAACGAGCTCTACGCCGCGATCCGGCGCCTGCATGGTCGGAGCGCGGAGGCCACGTATGCCGTCACGTTTCGTGATGGCGGCGGTCACGGCGGCGCCGGGCAGGTCTCGATGCCGAGTACGCTCGACGAGCTGCCGGCCCCGCCCGCAGCAGCCGTCCAGTATCCGGCGCACCAACCAGCGCCGGTCGCGTATGCCCAATCGGCGCAGCCCACTCCCGTCGTGCTGCAGCCCGCGCCGACCGGCGCGCCGTTCGACGCGAACACGCTGCTCACCATGCAACGCCAGCTCTTCGAGATGATGCAGTCGATGCAGTCGCCAAAGCAGCAGCCCGTAGCGCCGATGGCGATCATGCCGACCGCCCCACCCCCTCCACCACCAACCCAAACAGCGCCGGACGTCAACTCCCTGCTCGCGATGCAGAAGCAGATGTTCGACATGATGCAGGCAATGCAGGCGACTGCTGCGGGGAACGTACCGCCATCTCCGCCGCCCGCGCCCGCGCCCGCGCCAGTGCAGCCCCCAAGTCAGTCTCCATCCGATCAGGCGACGACGCTGCTCTCGATGCAGCGGCAGATGTTCGAGATGATGCAGGCGATGCAAGCGACGGCCGCCGGCCACGCGCCCCAGCCGCCAGCACCACCGGCGCCTGCGGCGCCGGCCGTCGACTCGACTGGCACGATGCTCGCGATGCAGAAGCAGATGTTCGACATGATGCTCACGATGATGCAGACGGCCCAGCGCGGGGCCGCACCCCAACCGAGTGGCGGGGCGTACACCGGCCCGTACCGTCCGCGCGATCCGCGCGACGGTGGCATGTCCGGCGCGCCGTCGCCTGCGTACGCTTCACCGCACTACCAGCCGCCTCAGCGCCCGCAGACGCCGTCCGAGCAACTGCGCGACGCGGTCAGTGTCATGCGATCGACCTTCGAGGTCGCGCGCGAGTTTCAAGACTTCGTCGGCTCTCCCGCCGCGGAACCTACCCACCAAGAGGACGACGACAGTCCGGTCCGCGTCATCGACATGGGTCCGGCCAAGGGCGTCATCAACCGCAACGACGGGAGCCTTCGCGGTGTCGAGACGTTCATGGCCAACTTGCCCGACATCATCAAGTTCGTCGGCGAGACCGGATCGGCGATCCGTAAGGCGCGCGACGAGGACAGGCAGAAGCAGCAGAAGCAGCAGCAGCTACCGCCGGGCTACGTCGTGGCGGGACCGGACTACCGCCCGCCGGAGGGTTTCGTCGCGGTCCCAGTCGATCAGATCCCCCAGACCGTCGAGGAACCGCTGCCCGAAGCGCCGGACGAGATGCCGCCTCCCATCGCGAGTGAACCAAAACCGAGGCCCAGGCCGGCCTGGGGTATGCCGCCGACGAGGCAGGGCTGACCAGCCATGAGATTCGCAATCTTCATGAAGGTCGCGGTCGACGCGCGCGACACGCAACAGGCGGTCGACTGGGCGAAGAAGTTCGAGAAGCTCCTCAAGAACCCGATGGCCACGATGGCGATCGAGTCCGAGGGGATCCGGATGATCGGTGAGCCGATCGCGCTGCAGCCGAAACCGGAGTAAGTCGCGTTGGCTGAGAAGCTGGCAGATGACGTGGAGAGCGAGAGCGACCGTGTCGCGCGCAAGATCCTCCGCTCCGTCTCAACGAAGCGCTCTACTTTTCTACCCATGCGGCGCGCTCGAGAATTTGACTGCATCTTGTGGCTCGAGGCTGGGGTGTGGACGGCGCATAGTCCGGCAGTCCCCGGCGTCTACGGCCTCGGGAGGACGCGCAGCGCGGCCGAGCGAGACCTGGCAGACGGTCTCGACGATCTCTTCACGTACCTAGAAGACATCGGTGAGCGCCAGCCACTGCCGCGCCGGATCGCCGTCGGGAACCGTTCGGGCATAGCTGTGGAGAAGCGCAGCGCGCCTCGCTGCACGCGGACAGCTACGACCATGGCAATCTCGCGCGCGACCCAAGTCGGAACGACGTCTGGACGCTGAGACCGGCCGCGCGTAGGCTTCGGGATGTGCGCACCTACGTTGTCAAGGAGGGCGACTCGCCGGCGAGCATCGCGGCGCAGGATTCCATGGCCGGCTGTCCTCGCTGCGGGATCGAGCTAGCGAGAGTCAACAGACACAAACCGTCAATCGTTCATCCGAACGGCTTCGTTTCGTTTCAAGAGCTGCGCGTCGGTGAGACGCTGAACCTACCCGACGAGTGGTTTCACCCGGCGCGCGAGAACCTGCCGCCTACGTACTACAAGATCCTGCCCCACCCGAACGGCGTCACGCCAGGATCGCTCGGCGACGCGCTCGGCGACTTCCCCGAGCTCGACACCGCCGTCGCCGCCGTCGCCCAGCTCGCGGCGCTCGACGACACCTCGTTCACGCGGGCCGTCGGCGACGCCGGCACGAAGATCGACGCCTCCGTGGCGGAGGTGTACGGGGCCGCGCAGTCGCCCGACGCCGCCGCCAAGGCGCGAGCCGTCAAGGACGCCACACAGTGGGCCTGGCAGCGTAACCGCGACCTCGCCGCCGCCGTCGCGTCCGGCGACCGCGCCACCGTCACACGCGCGCGGCTCGACATCCAGAACTCGCTCGCCACCGCACTCGGCAACGCGCGCCTCGCGATCCTCGCGCACTACCCGTCCGCGGCCCCGGCGGCGGCCTCGAGTGATCTGCAAGCCGCCGCGCAGGCGGCCGTCGACGCGCTCTCGGCCGACCCGAACTACTGCACCTCGGTCACCCACCCTGGCACGCCAGTCAACGCTGCGGTGCACCGCTTCAAGCTCGCGTGGAACGCCTCGCAGACACCGAAGGTCCCGATCGGCACGGGCACCTACGAGGTGGCGACCACGGTCGCGCTAGCGCAGGTCCACGGCAGCGCGCCGTCCGCGTGCGGAGCGAACCAGCGCCCGGTGCCCGCTCCGAAGCCGCCGCCGCCACTCCCCGCAGGAAAGCAGGAGGAGACGCTCACGCCGCCGAGTAAGAAGAGTGGTGGCGGTTGGTCGCTCGGCACGGTCATCGCCGGCGTGGCGCTCGCGGGCGCGGCCGCTGGCGGTGTCGCCTACCTGGCGACTCGACCGAGCAAGCCCGCACGCGGCCAGCCAGTCACGCGCCGAGAGGGGTTCGCAACTTGATCATCATCGACAAGCCCGTTGAGGGTGTGAAGACGGACGTACGCCCGCACCCGGCCGGTCGTGAGGGATCGCTGATCTCTCTCAAAGAGGTCGCCGAGCGATCGTGGAAGAGTCGGATGTCTCCGCGCCTGCGCGCGTGGACGACGCAGCGGTTGGCGGAAGCTGGCGTGTCGACCGGATCGCGCAGGCAGAAAGCGCAGGCGATCCTCGACGCCTTCCGCAAGAAGGTGCCGTACATCTCCGACCCGGTGATGGGCGAGTTCATGGAGACTCCGGAGCAGACGCTCTGTTTGGACGAGGGTGGTCTCTGTTTCATCGGAACGGACTGCGATGGAGCGGCCATCACCCTCATCGGGTGCATGCTCTGCATCGGGATCCCCGCGATGGTCGTCGGCAGCAGTCACAAGCACCCCTACGAGGTCCCGACGCACGTCTTCATGGCGTTCCAGGACGAGCTCGGCGACTGGGTCCGCATGGACGGTACGACCAAGCATCCGGTCGGTCGCGTCTCGCCACACCAGCGTGAGTGGTGGGTCGAGCCGGGCGCGGAAGCGAAAGAACGCGGCGAGGGCGACTTCGTCGGGATGGCTGGCGGCAGTGAGGTCGGCGTCAGCGGACCCGCGAGCACGCTCGACCTGCTCTACCCGTCGATCAAGTAAGCTCGCTTGCGCGCGCGCAGCGCACCGCCGTAGCGGTTGCATCGGTTGCGAACCGGTTGCATCGAACGCGCCCGTGCAACTGTTGCACGGCGGATGCAACAGAAGCAGTCGGTTGCATCGGTTGCATCGCGCGAAACGCTAGCGTTTCCATATAGGTAATACTCGGGACATACCTGAGTATGCCGATTACGATTTACGAGTCGGACACGATCTCGGAAATCGGATGAGCCGAATTGCCCATAATTTCAGGGCCGATCAGTGGGTTCATATTCGACATGCGACATGGTGTGTAAGTTATTGACTTCATGAAGTAATTTTAGATCTTATACAGGCTAGACCGGGCCCAACAACCGCAGGGGATCGGTCGCGCAGATTCGAGTCCGATCGCGCACTTCCAAAACTCAATCTCTTGACGCACCAAGAGCGCATTGGGAGCCTTGCTATCGCAACGTTGAAGTCCCGATGACATGGGCGCATACAAACACCGTCTCGCCGAACTCTCCGCTGCGCGCGAGCGCGCCGGGCGGCGTACCGCCGGTCACCGCCCATCGGACGACAGGCGTCCGCATCTCGCGCCGCGTCGCCCGAACGTCCCAGTATCGCGACCTCGCCGTGAGGTCCGCATCGGCACGATCATCCCGAGCAGGTACGTCCCTCCTCCGCCCCCTCCTCCCCCTCCGCCCGATCCGGACTTCGACCCCTCTTCGTTCGTCGAGGCCAAGCGAAAGCGGGCTGCCATGCAGACGCAGTCGCTGCTTTTCAGTCGGGCCGACGGGTGGACCGTCGAGAAGGCGAAAGCCTGGGCCAAGAAGCACGGCCACAAGTCCAGCAAGGTGGACGTCACCGACCAGTACGTTCGACTCCGACAGCTCGACCCGAAGGGGTTTCAGGTCAAACGGACAGTTCCGTTTGGCAAAGGCATCCGCGCAGTAGTCGCTCGTGAGGAAACCATGGCAGCCAAAAAGAAGACGACCCGTCGCCCCGCAGCCAAGCGCACCGCCGCCAAGCGCAAGCCAGCGGCAAAGCCCAAGGCAGCCCCCAAGCGGTCGAAGTCCAAGTCCAAGTCGACGACGCGCGTGGTCGCCGCCCGTCGGCGCCCGCACCGGGTGCGCGCGACGGGTCGAGTCGCCACCGAGGCGCGTCGCCCGAAGAAGCGCAGCGTCCACGCGAAGCGCCGAGGCAGCGTCCGCGAGACGCCCCGTCTCCGCGAGACCCCGCGCGTCGCCGAGTCGCGTCGCCGGCCGAAGAAGCGCGCGGTCAGCCGCAAGACGAATCGCAAGTCGAGCCTCGTGATGGCGAAGCGCCGCCCGGGCTCGCGCCGCAAGTCCAAGGTGCAGGCGTGGCACGGCGACAGCGCCGGCCATAGCAAGGCGGCGAAGAAGGGCTGGAAGACCAGGAAGAGCGGCAAGCCCAGCAAGACCCGCACGACCAAGACGGCCACCGAGGCGCGTCGTCGCCCGAAGAAGCGCACCTACGCCCGTCAAGCGCCGCGCGTCGCCGAGGCGCGTCGCCCGAAGAAGAGCAGCAGCCGTAGCGTCCGCGAGACGCAGCGCGTTGCCGCGAAGCGAACGTACAATCGCAGCCGTGTCGTCCGCGCGCCCAGCCTCGGCAGCATCGCCCGCACGGCGGGGCAGATGGGGCTCGAGGTCGGGACGGCCGTCGCGGGCTTCCTCATCGCGGACGGGATCGACCGGTTCCTCTCGACCTACGATCCGGCCGCCGCTACCAAGCCGGCGAACAAGTTCACCTCGGACGGCGCCGGCACGCTCGCCAACGCGCTCAACGTCGCGTCGCCCCCCGACATGTGGCGCTACGGCGCGCTCACCGCGCTGACGCTCGTCCCGCTCGGCGGCTCGCTCTTCGCCAAGCACCCCATGGTCCGCGCTGGAGCCGAGGGGATCGGACTCGGCGCCGGAGTCAAGCTCCTCTCGACGCTCTGGTCGCACGTGCTCATGCCGATGCTCGTCGGCAAGGACACGGGCGTTCCCGCGCTCCAGAAGAGCTGGATCGCGCGCCTCTACCCCGCGGAGGTCTCGGCGACGCTCAACATCAAGAGCGGCAAGGCCGCTGTCTCGAGCGGCGGCGCCACCAGCACGGCCGGCACGCTCTCGGGCGGCTCCGAGCAGACCGGTGTGGGTTCCGCTCGCGACGCTGGTCCCTTCGCGCTCGGCGAGCGCTTCGGTCGCGGTCGCGAGCACCGCGACTGGGTCGCGCCGTCTCCGTGGCCGATGCCGGCTGCGCCGGCGGCTCCGGCGTACGACGCCTCGTTCGTCGACCCGGCGATCCCCACTCCGTCCGTCCAGGCGGCGTGGCCGGCTCGCTGGGGTGAGCATCACCGCTGGGGCCTGCGCGGCGTCGGCGACGCGGTGCAGGACATGACGCAGACCATCGCGGCGCAAGCCGGCGTGCATCCCGCGCACGCCGTCAACGCTGCGATGCACGCGGCGGCCGAGCCCGCCGACCTCACGCAAGCGCTGCAGCGATCGTTGCCGCACGTCAATCGCGACGTCCTGCGCGAGACCGCGCGGCAACTGCACCCGCACGTCGTCCGGATGCACCTGCACGCGCGTTACCCGCGCGAGCACGGCGAGTGGGAGGCTGCGCGAGCGAGTGAGGGCATTCCCGCTCCCGATCACGACGCTCCGGAGCAGGAGTGGCGCGAGTGGCACGGCAAGCGTGCGGCTGCGGGTCTGCCGCAGGCGCCCCCGCCGCCCGAGCCGCCGCCGGCTTCCACGCCCGTGCATCTGCGCTCGCGCTTCGAGTGGCGGCCGAAGAGTGATCGAGAGATCACCTACGATCGCTACCAGACGGTCCAGCAGGCCATGGGGATCGGTGCGCCCTACGCGAGCGGCAACCCGGGCCAGCCCGGCCTCGGTGAGGCGTTCTCCGACGCGGTGCAGACCGTGGCGGCCACCGTCCCGGACATGCCGCTCGAGAACGCCGTCAACGCGACCGCGTTCGCGGCGGCCGAACCCTGCAACCTCGTGCGAGCGTTCGAGCGCGCGATGCCGCAGATCCGACGCGAGCTCGCGCGACAGTGCGCGATGCGCGTCGGTCCCCACATTCGCCAGATCCACGAGCAGGCGGGCGTTCCTCTCCCGCCCGACGCTTCGGTGGCGCCCCCGGCGCCGCCGATGCCGGGTCTCCCGGCGGCTCCTCTGCCGCCTCCGGTCGCTGACGTGTTCGTGCCGTCCCCCCCGCCTCCGAGCTGGACTCGCAGCGAGGCGGAGTGGCACGTCCAGGAGAAGAGCGACTGGGACCGTGGTCACGCCGGATCCGCCAGCCCCGTCGTCGTGGCAGCCGCCACGCAGGCGGCGCAGGCCGCAGCCGCCCCTCACGCCGATGCGAGCAAGCCTGCCGTGCAGGCGGCCGTGAAGGCGGTCGCTGACCACGCCGCGCAAGCGGCGTCCGCAGCGCCTCCCGGAACCCCGCCCGCGGACGTCCACGCAGCCGCAACGCAGGCCGCGCAGACGGTCGCGGCTGACAACCACCCGGCAGTCGCCAGCCACCCCGCGGTGCAGGCTGCCATCCAGGCAGCGGCAACCGCCGCGACCGCGACCGCGCCCGCCGCCAACGGCGCGTCGCCGTCCGTGGCGGCGGCGGCCACCCAGGCTGCGCAGTCGGCAGCCGCGCCCCACGCAGACGCAACCAAGCCTGCCGTCGCGGCTGCCGTCCAGGCAGCGGCGAACGGCGCCGCGCAAGCGGCATCCGCAGCTCCCCCGGGGACGCCCACCGCGGTCGTCCAGCAAGCCGCCAAGGACGGCGCGCAGGCAGCGGCCGCCGCACACGGCGCCGCCGCGGATCACCCCGCCGTCCAGGCAGCCGTCAAGGCTGCTGCGCCGGCAGCCGCGAACGCTGCGGCTCCGACGACGGGCACCTCTGGTGTGGGCAGGCCCCCTCGTCATCTCCAGGTGGGACCGACCAAGCTCCCGAACCCGGAAGGGCCGCAGCCGCCGGAAGCGGATTGCGGCTGCCTGAACGACAGCCCGTACCTCGGCTTCGTCGGTGACGAAGAAGAGAGCGACCTGCTGTTCAACCTGAACTGACCGGCGCGGCGGACCCCGCGAGAACGACCAACGAAACCCTAGTTCCAAAAAGCAACGCAACTCCCCGTAGCGGACCAAGAACCGGCGGGGAACCGAAAGAGAGAGACGACCATGGCCAGGAACCTGCTTTCCAAGAAGTCGATCAAGTTCGGCGGCGAGAGCCGCGAGAAGGTGATGCGCGTGCCGTTCGGGCTCGGCGCACCCCCCGGTGACGCGAAGGCTGCCGAGAAGTGCCTGCGCTGCGGGTTCGGCAACGTCCCGGTCGTCGAGGAGGTGGTCTGGACCGTCCCTCTTCCGCTCTCCGCGGAAGAGGCGCAGACGACGTTCGGAGACACGGTCAACCCGCTCTCCGGGTCCTCGGCTGTCCCCGGCGTCGCGTCGATCGACTCGACGTTCCTCATCAACGGCATCCTCCAGACGGACATCCTGGCGCAGGGCATCGGCGTTCACGTCTTCTGCGAGCCGATGTCGTTCACCACGATCGGCAACGCGTTCACCGCGCCGACCGTGCAGGGCGAGACGTTCGCGAGCCCGGACGTGGTCACGTTCAACGACGTCGCGGCACTGGGGGTCGACTCGGGCTTCGTGGCACCGGCCGTCTTCGAGTGGGGTGCTTCGACCTGGCGCGCGGGCTGGAACTTCATCAACGCGTACCAGTTTCAGTGGAAAACTTCGCAGCGCGAGCTCGTGCTCAACGAGCTGGCGGCCGACATCTCGTACTTCGGGTCCTTCGCGGACGCGGAGGCGAGCGGCACGAGCGAGCTGCCGATCATCGAGTTCGTCGCGCTGATCAACGCGCAGTACCGAGCGAAGGACTCCGCGACGATCTTCATCCCTGTCACCCACCGCAGGGTGGGCAGCGTCACCACCGCCGGCGGTGGTGGTGGTGGTGGTCTGCCGCCCGCAACGGGCAACATCGGCATCTTCCACCCGACGCGCGACTTCGACCTTGCGCCCGTCACCTGGGGTGGTCTCCGGTGGCAGGGGTACGGCTGCCGCGGGCAGATGTACCGACCCGTCGAGAGCCCTTGCTTCCTCGAGCGCGGCATCCCGATCGGGATGATCTTCATCGCGCAGGACGCCGTGCACCAGGCGCAGATGATCGAGGCGCTCACGATCGACAACGAGCCATTCGGCTTCAACGTGCTGCCGGACGTCAACGTGGGCGATCTCACCACCGCCGGTACGCCCGGCGTCATCGCAGCGGGTGCCGTAGGCGCCAGCTTCCCCAACCTGGTCATGCTGGAGCAGACGCTCGACGCGACGCCGGCGTACGCCACGACGGTCGTCAACAACAACCGCCAGATCTTCAAGGGCGGCATCTTCAAGCTCGGCATCAAGATCAAGGGCTGGGAGATGCCTGGCGGCTGGAAGTCCTACTGCCAGGAGAACCTGCCGCAGATCATGAAGCACAACGCGGCTGGCTGATCGCGATCAGCGCGTGAGCGTTGAAACCGGGCGGCGTGGCAGATGCCGCGCCGCCCGTTTCTTTTTGAGGTACTCTGGAGACACCCATGCAGCCCAAAGACACCGACATCCGTAACCTTGCGCTCTATGCGCCCCGGATCGCCTATGGGATGATCGCGGGCGTCCCTCGGGTGCCGTTCCTCGCGGACATCCCGATCCAGTTCACATCGAGCGCGGTCGACGCTCCGGCGATCATCGCCAGCTTCGACAACAACCTCGTGTCGGACACCATCATCGAGAAAGTGGCGTTCACGCTGTTCCAGCAGAACTCATTTCCAGGTAGCCCTTTCCAGAGCCTGTACTTCAATCAACTGAAGGGACAGACCGGCGTCGGCGTCAAGCTCGACGTCTACGGAGGACCGAAGTACGCCATCAGTGATGGGCCGGTCGACCTCGCGAACTTGTTCGACGTGATGTCGATGATGTGGCCGAGCGGCTGGCCGCTCTACAAGCAGAGCAACGTCAAGATCGCCGCGGTTCTCTTCCAGACGCCGGTGAGCGTCCCGTTTGACGTACACATCCTTTTCCAGGGGTGGCAATTTTTGGACAAATCGCTTGAGGATCTCGCCGATAGCGATGCACGATGCCGACTCCGCAAGCTAGGAATCGAGTCGCCGGATCTGGCAGAGCTGCTCAAGTCGTGAACGCTCGGTTCACCATCTACTGCCACACCAACAAGGTGAACGGCAAACAATATATGACGCCGGAGGCTCGCGCAGAGCGTGTTCGCAAAATCAATGAAGGGCGACGCCTGGCGCGTTTGAAGAAGGTCGCCGGCAGTCAGCTCCTCGACGCGGAACTTCTACCATTCGTCCGCCACTGGCACCTCCGCGGCCACTCCGTCGAGTCGATCGCCAGCGCTTTCAACGTGCCGAGCGTCGAGATCGAGAGAGCGGTGGCGTGATGCGTGACGACCAGGCGGCGGAGAAGGTCGAGAGCGGCGTGGGGCGATCTGGAGGATCGGACTCCTTCGCCGCCACGCCCCCGACGCGCGGCCGGCGCGGCGATCTCGAGAGGCGCCTGCTCGATCTCCAGCAAGACCCAAACGGTGTCGGCTACGGCATCCGCACGCGCCTCCTGTCGGGTCGCCACGAGATCGTCCCTACCACGCTCGACCCGTTCGTCGCGCTGCTCGGTAGCGACCCGTTCGGCGCGCCGGTCGGTACCGGTGTCCTGGTTCCCGCGACCCCGACCGGGTCGCTCGTCACCGCCGGCAAGCCCCCGTCGCAGTTCCGGTACCTGCTTCTTCTCGCTCGCGAGCAGTTCAACTCCGGCGAGCAGGGTGTGCGACTCACCGGCATCCGGCAGTACGCGGAGCTCACCGCGACCGTTCCGGACGTCGGGACTTTCAAGAAGGAGATCACGAGCCCGCTCTGGCACCCGCCCGACGGAAACGTTTCCTGGCACATAATGTACATCCCGAAGACCGGGATGGTGACGCGCAACGTCCAGAACGCAGACAGTCTCATGTTCCGCGACGCCTACGGGCCGTGCATGCTCTACGAGACCATCGTCGGCCCGCAGTTCGCGCCGACCGCGTACACGCCGCCGAATGGCGGTCGCCCATGGGGCAAGCCTGTCGGTAGCAGCCTCGGGAACATGCACGACCTGCGGTACCGCTGGCGGCAGTCCCAACTCGAGCAGACGCTCGACATCCCGGTGCCGCTGCCGTGCGACATTGCGCTCTTCGCGAGCGTCCGGCAGAACGACCCGTCGACCAACCCGACCGGGGACCTGTCGAGCAACCAGTTCGCGGCCCTCGGTCCAGAGGACCAGTTCCTGTTCGCCTATGGCGCGTACGCTCAGTACGGCCGGATCGCGGGGTCGCTCGTCTTCGACGAGAACCTCGGGGAGGATGTGCCATGACGAGCCGAGACACGACTGGAGTTGGTGGTTGCGCTGGCGGCTGCGATGGCAAGACGCAGATCCTGGTCCAGAGGCGCTACGTCCTCGAGCGTCTATCGCCGACCCCGGCGCAGGCCGCCAACATCGCGCACCGCAACGGCACGTACCAAGACTGGGTCACCGACGTCCCGGTCCAGGGTCCGACGGACGAGGGGATCCGTAAGGCCGACTGCTGGTGGAAGAACAACGTGCTCGACAAGGTCACCGACAACCAAGGGGCCGTCGTGCCCAGGTGGACCCAGCATTCGCTCTGCATCGGCAACCGGCTCATCGAGTCCGGCATCGGTGGCCTCGGTGAGCCGGTCACGATGCACCTCGGCCCGAACCCGACGGTGACGCCGCGCGCGACCGCGGACGCGCAGGCCAGCGCCGGAACGGCAGCGGGAACGCCGCCGGGCATCTGGTCCAAGCTCGCCGCCGCCGAGTCGCAGTGGGTGTTTACCACCCTCACGCAGCTCAACGCGCTCATCCTCAAGGCCGGCAACAAGCCATGCGCGACCTGGCCCGCAGATCCGACCAAGGTCCCGTCCGCAGCGGTCTCGTGCTTTCAGGGCTGGTTCAACGCGAACGCCAAGCCGTCGACGGTCCTGCGCACCGACGGTACGCTCGACGAGGCGAGTCTCTGCGCGCTCGTGACGGTCACCAAGCAGCACGCGGCCGATTTCACGACCCCGTACCCCGGCGCGTCTCCGTGCGGGCTGTCCACCCTCGCGAAGGTCGGCATCGGTGCTGGCGTCGTGGCGATCGTCGGCGGGACGATCGCGGCCGTCGCGGCGCACGGCAAGAAGAAGACGCGCACCCCGCCGCCGCCCGAGAACCCCCCGGGCTGAGAGAGGGGGAGCTGCGATGCAAGTCAGATCGTGGGAGGATGTGACGCCGCCCCGCCTCGGGGCGCGGATCGACTGCGTCGTCCCGCCGGGCGTCGGTGCTCCCGACGCCGCGCCAGCGCCCGTCAAGATCTCGACGGTCATCGCGGCCATCCGCCAGGCGGCCAAGGAGAAAGGGTACGACCTCTCTGACCAACTGCTCTCGCTGATGATCGGGCAGATCCGCGGCGCGGAGGGGGCCTACCCGGGCTCCGGGAGCACGTTCGCTGGCACCAACAACATCGGTGCTGCCCAGGTCACCAAGGGGCTCGTGAGCGCGAAGAAGGGTCGCCCCGGTTGGGGCGCCTTCGCGCACAAGGACACGACGCCGACCGCCAGCGGCCCGAACCCGTACATCGGTTGGTACTGGATCGCGCCTAGCCCTCTCGAGGCTGCGAGGCACTGGTTTCAGGACAACTGGTGGGGGCCGGCGCTCGCGAAAGCCAACCCGCAAACCGCGACGGACTACGCGGGCGTCGTCTACAAGGGTCACTACTTCGACGGCAACCACCCGGACCCGGATCACGATCCCACGAGCGACAACGGGAAGCTAAACGTCGCCGAGTACGCGGCCGGGATTCAGCGCGGTGTGGCGTCGGCCGCGGAGTTGGCCGCGCCCGCCGATGACCCCGCGAAGGTGACCGTCGACCCAGCCAAGTTCAAGCCACCGGCTGCCAGGCAGATCACCGAGGATCTGTTCACCAAGGCCAAAGGCGGGGGCGCTGGGTCCGCGTGGTCCTACATCCTTCCGAGCTCGTGGAGCGACCTGATCGCCTCGAACGGTGTCGTATGGTTTGACGGGTCCTCACCAGGATCGAGCGTCGCGACACTGGTCAGGAGACCGATCGTCCTGGTAGCAATCGCGACGGGGATCGTCGCGGTCGGCGGGGGGATCTACATGGCCACGCGGCCCATCCGGCGACTGCCCGAGCGAATCCGGTCATGATCCGTGAAGAGTCAGTGTCGATCGCCGGCCGATGGGTGCCCGGCTTTGGTATCGGCGCCGACAGTTCGAGCACACTCCAGTCGGGACAGACACTCACGTCAGGGCAGTCCGTCCACTCGGCGAACGGTCGCGGCACGCTGATCATGCAGCCCGACGGCAACCTCGTTCTCTACGACGGGCAGCCGCAGACGGACGCGAGCGGCAACCTCACCGGAAAAGCGCTCTGGGCGAGCGGCACGAGCGGCAAACCCGGGGCGACCGCGATCATGCAGGCGGACGGTAACCTCGTCGTCTACGCGGCGGGCACCTCTCCGAACCAGGCCGGAACTGGATCGCTCTGGGCGAGCGGCACGAGCGGTCACCCGGGAGCTACGGTCCGCTTTCAGAACGACGGCAACCTAGTCGTCTACAAGAACGCGTCGACGACCAACCCAGCCGACTCGCTCTGGTCCAGCTACACCGACGGATGGACCAAAGCTCACCCGCCTAAGAAGAGTGGGTTCAATCTATTCGACACGTCGACGTACGGGCAAGTGACCAAGCCGTTCGAAGACGTGTACAACGCGGCCGTCCCCATCCTCGCGAAGGCGTCAGCCGCGCTGGCTACGGCCGCTCCGTTCCTTGCAGCCGTCCCTCTAATCGGTCCCGCGCTCACGGCCGGGGCGTTGGCCCTGGCAGCCGCCGGTCCGGCGCTCGAAAAATTGCGTGAGCAGGGTCTCAGTCCTGCGGCGTTGGCTGGTGCCGCACAAGCCGCCCTTGCAGCGGCCCCTGGGGGGGCTGGTGTAACAGTCTCGCAGATCACCGACGTCGCCCCTCAGCTCAGTGACGTCGTCACTCACGTCCGCAACATCGCCGCAGCCGCGACACCCAGCGTCCAGCAGATCCAACAAGGACAGGATCTTCTTCACACGGTCGTCAAGTCGACGCCCGCTCTCTCCGCCGTTGCTACGAAGTCGGCCCCGCAAGTGCTACTTCCGCTAACCGCAAGCAATACTGTTTCTGCTGAGCAGGTACCGAAGGTGATCCCTTCGGTGCTAGCCAAGTTCGCGTCGTCGGATGCGGACAGCCCGATCGCCGCGCTTCGCCGTCCGGTCGTACTGGTGGCGACCGTGCTGGGGGTCGTCGCGATCGGTGGCGGTGTCTATTGGGTTGTTACGAAAAAACCAGCACGGATGGGGGTGTAAGTGGAATCTATCTCTCGCGCCGGCCAGCGCGTCGTCGGCTTCGGCCTGGGCGACGCGCCCGCTTGCTCGGCGCTGCCGTCCGGTTCGAGCGCCGTAGCCCTGCTGAGCGGCGACGTCCGCGCGCTACCCGCTGTCGTGGGGTACACCGCCGCCCGCGCGGCGCTCATCGGAACGGGTCTGCTCGTGGCCGGTGAGCGCGCGCACGTGATCCGCAACGCCGTCGCCGGCGCGCTCGCGATCGAGGCTTTCGTGCTCGTGTGGGGGGCGTGGAAGATCAAGACCAGTGGTAGGATGGAGGTGTCGCCGTGAGCAACGCAGTCTTCAGGAACGGTCGTTCCATCTCGTTCGGCGTGGGCGAGATCTTTCCGACCGACAGACGTCCGGCGCCGCCGATACCCGCCGACAGGCGCCCCGCACCACCGCCCGCCCAAGTCAGGCGCCCGGCGCCCCCACCGCCCACTGACAGGCGGCCAGCGCCCCCGCCTCCGGTCCGGCGCCCTCTACCTCCAACACCCCGCGCAATCGCCCACGAGGCGGCTGTCGCGCGTGCGTGGCGGCCTGAGTGGGGTGTCCGGCCCACAGGGTTCGGCGCTACCCGGTGGCGACCTGAGTGGGGTGTTCGTCCTGCATGGTTCGGAGCTCGCCGATGGTTGAGCGGGTGGGGTGTCCAGCCGGCGTGGTGGAGCGCGAGTCTCGACGTGCAGCAGACGGCGCCGCCGGACGATGAGGACGACTCCCAGTCGACCGCGCCGTCGGACGGTGCGTCGCCGGCGCCGAACCAGACGCCGTCGTCGAGTGGTGGTGCGTCGACGACGCCGGCGGCGCCGGCAGACGCCGCAGTGGCGACTACGGCGCCGAGCGCGAGTCCGGTGACGACTGGGTCGCCTGCCGGCGGCAAGTCCCTCTCTACCCTCGCGAAGGTCGGCATCGGCGTCGGCGTCGTGGCGGCTGTCGGCGGCACGATCGCGGTCATCAAGGCGGCGAGCAAGTAGGAGCATCATGACCATCTTCAGAAACGGCCGCCCAGTTTCGTTCGGCGTGGGTGAGAACTTTTGCCCGACCCTCCCGTACAACTGCCCGCCGCGCCCGTGGGGACCGGACCCTGGCCCGAACGTATCGATAAGCGATCGGCTCGGTACCGGCCTCGCGCGCCCTGGTTCCGTGGGCGTGGACGGTCTCGCGTGCTGGCCGCGCGAGTGGAAGCCGGACGAGGGTCAGGCTCTCGGTGTCGGTGTCCGTGGTGTGGGTGTTGGCTCCGGCGCGGACACGCTCCAGTCGGGGCAGACGCTGACGTCCGGGCAGTCCGTCCATTCGGCGAACGGTCGCGGCACGCTGATCATGCAGCCCGACGGCAACCTCGTTCTCTACGACGGGCAGCCGCAGACGGACGCGAGCGGCAACCTCACCGGAAAAGCGCTCTGGGCGAGCGGCACGAGCGGCAAACCCGGGGCGACCGCGATCATGCAGGCGGACGGTAACCTCGTCGTCTACGCGGCGGGCACCTCTCCGAACCAGGCCGGCACTGGATCGCTCTGGGCGAGCGGCACGGACGGAAACCCAGGAGCCACGGCCCGCGTACAGGACGACGGCAACCTCGTCATCTACAAGGGCAAGGACTCGCGCTGGTCCTCGGACACCGTCAACTGGACGACGAGCGGACCGCCACCGGGTCACGGTTTCGACCTCGGCAGCGCCCTCGGGAAAGCGTGGGAGGCTGTAAAGCAGGGGGTTGGTGACATCCGAGCGGTCGCCGACGCACTGCACATCCCAGGCGCCAACCTGACCGCTGCACTCCTGACCGGCGGCGATCTCGGTGAGGCGCTCAAGCAGGACGTCAACGGTTTCGTCTCAGCGGGCAAGCTCGCGCAAGCGGTCGTCAGCGGAAACACGTCCGGGATCGTGTCCGCGGTCACCTCGAGCGTCAACGAGGCCTCGCAGAAGTTCGGGATCACCCTGCCTGGTGGTGCTGTCCAGGCGGCCGCGCAGGTGGCGCAGACGGTGGCGCAGGGCGGTGGTGACCCCACGCAGATCCTGACCCAGGCCGCGCAGCAGGCGGGCGGCTCCGTGCCGACGGCCGCGATCCAGTCCGCCGTCACCGCGATCAAGTCCGGCGCCAGCCCCGATCAGGTGCTCAGTCAGGTGCCCGGGCTGTCGCCTAGCTCGGTCCAGGCCGCGATCGTCGCGGCGCAGGCCGGCGGCGACCCGACCAAGCTCGCGAACGCTGTCGCGTCGTCCGCGCTCGGCGACAGCTACAAAGACGCCTGGAACGTCGCGACCAACTTCGGCAAGATCAAGACGGACATGCCCGCACCGGCTGGCCTGTCGTACCAGCCAGGCGCCGCACCCGCGACGAGCCCGGCGAGTCACCCGATCCGCCTCAGCCTACAGAAGTTCGCGAGCGCGAAGTCTGCGTCGCCGACGGCAGTGGGTTCGTACGGTCCCTACCCGACCGCATCTACATCGGCTGCCGGCACGACTGCTGGCGTCGGTGATCTCGATCACGGTGGTGGTGGTCACGGCGGCGGGGGTCACGGTGGTGGAGGTCGTGGAGGTCGCGGGGGCTGGAGTCCAGGCGGTCGCCCTGCATTCCGCGGTCGCGGTTGGGGGTACGGCGCGCGCGGCTGGGGTGGTGGCGTCTGGTGGCCGTACGTCGTCGTGACGGCAGGCGAAGCTGCGTGTGCTGCCTGGGGTGACCCGATCGACTTCCCCGACGAGCTCCTGCCGGCCGCGCGCACCACGATCATCGGTGCTGCCGGTGACCCTGTCGCGGTCCGCGGCGCGGACGGCGGTCTCTACCTGATCAGTCTCGGAGGTCCGCGCCTCGTCACGGTGCGACCGTGCGTCGGTGTGGCCGGCGTCGGCGGCGCGGACGACGACGTGCTCAAGGCGATGGCGCTCGACCTCCTCAGCTCCTTGCGGCGCAGCGTGCCTCAGGGGGCCACACGATCGGTGATGAGCTTCCAGCAAGCGTGGAACGCGGCGAGCTCTGACTCGCAGATCGCGACCGATGGTAAGTACACGGGCGAGACTGAAGGGGCGCTCAACGCAGCGCTCAGCGCGCTCGCGCCTGGTTCCGGCGCCGTGCCGGCGGCCGTACTTTAGAGGGAAGAAACGCTAGATGTACACGATGGCTTGCGCGGATCACCCGTCGATGTACACTTTGGCATGGGTCAACCGCTACTCCAGGTAGACGCCAGCTCGCTGCGTCGAGAGCTGTTCAACGTTCTGCGCAATCTCGACACGGACGGTCCGATCGAGATCCTACGCAACGGTCATGTAGTCGCGGTCATGTCGACTCCGGCAGCGTCACCGACGAAGGGTCCGACATTGAAACCTCGTGTCGACCCGCGTCGGCTCGCGCGCCTCTGCAAGAAGCATCACATCAAGCGTCTGTCGCTCTTCGGGTCCGTCGTGCGTGACGACTTCGGACCGGCCAGCGACGTCGACGTCCTGTACGAGCCAGAGGCGGGACACCTCGGCACGCTGAGCAGCTTCGTGGCGGCGAACGACGCCCTGGCAGACCTGTTCGGTCGACGCGTGGACTTCATCAAGCGATCCCTGATCGAGAACAGCAAGAACCCGCACCGCAAGCGGTCCATCCTGGAGGACGAGCGCGTGATTTACGAGAACGGTCGCGCGAGACTCACCGGGGTGCTCCAGTGAAGCGAACAGACCGGGCGTTCATCGACGACATCCTGATCGCGGCCGACAGCATCCGCGGGTACGTCCGCGGCGTAGCCAAGGACGACTTCCTAAGTAAACGCGACGCGATGGTCCAGGACGCGGTCATCCGGCAGGTCGGTATCGTGGGCGAGGCTGCGTCGAAGTTGTCCCCGGTTTTTCGCGCGAAGCACCCAACGATCCCGTGGACCCAGATCATCGGGATAAGGAACGTCGTGGTCCACCAATACTGGGAGGTGGATCTTGAGATGGTTTGGGGGGCTGCCACGCGAGACGTCCCGACACTCGTGAAGAAACTGAACGCAACGATGCCCGGTGGTGGCGTCGTCGATGAGTGGACGTCACGAACATCGCGGAGGCCCCTCAGATCATGAGGGATGGAATGGGATTCGTTCGCCGTTCGGTAGCCGGATAGCATCCGGACACGCGTCCCAGAGGACGTGTCTAGCGCGCGGACGTAGCTTGTACGATAAGCTGCGCCAGTGACGATCATCCTCAGGGCAACGGCGGACAGCGTCTCGCTGACGACCTACGGATCGGCTCCCATCGACGTCTCCGCGAGCTGGATCGACATGGGTCCCGGCTCGCCGCTGGCGCCGATCCTGCCCGACGGACAGAACACCCCGTTCACGAGCGCGACGACGCAGGTGATTGCTCCGGGTCCGAGTGCTCCCACCGTTGCCAGGAACGTCAAGACCCTCACGATCGTCAACAAGGACCCAGCCGTCGCCAACCCGATCGCGGTGACCCGCACGATCAAGGGCGTGACGACGACGATGACGCCCGGTCTCGGTGGGGTGTTCGTCTTGCCTGCAGGGTACTGCCTGCAGTGGACCGACGAGAACGACTGGCGTCTGCTCGACCAGTCGGGCGCCGAAGTGGTGGTGAGCGTGGGCATCAGCCCTATCGCCATCTCGGCGGCTGGGTCGTCGGTGTCGATCGGTACGATCGCCTTCTCGAACTCGAACGGCGTCTCGTTCGGTATGGATGGCAGCACGGTCACGGCGTCGATCGCCGCACTGGCGGCCATCAACGTCTCGGCCGGCACGACGAGCCAGAACCTCTCGAACGTCGTCTTTTCGAACTCGAACGGCGTCTCGTTCGGGTTGGATGGGTCCACGATCACAGCCAGCGTGGGAGCTGGCGCGGGCAGCGTGTTCGCGTTCTCGCAGGACGCCGACTTCGTGACCCACTTCCCCATCGTCCAGGCCGCGCTGTCGTTTCAAAAACTGTCTCTGCCCATGAATATCTCGGCGACCCAGTTGGCAATCTTGGCCGCCATCGCTGGATCGTCTGGATCTTCTGGCGCGCTCACCGTCAGTCACGCGGTCTACACGATGAGCGGGACCGTGGCGTCGCTTGTCTCGTCCGCGTCGCGTGGGCTGTCGTGGACGAGCGGCGCAGCGACGACCGCCTCGAGCGTCTACGGTGGTGCGAGCGGGACTCGCTACCGCACTTTGCCGGTCAGCTATGTGATGACGCCCGGGGACTACCTGTTCGCGTGGGGGTTCTCGACGGCGAACGGGGAGACGGTGAATGTTTTTGGGCGGGCAGGCCTGAACATCGTCGGCGGGTTCGACGGCGTCGAGACCAGCCAATTTCTACCAGGTTCCTCCGTGAGCAGCGCGCACGCGCTCCCGAACACCCTCGCGGCCACTGACACGGGGTACGCGCGTACTGGATTCTCCGCGCTCCTCCAGCCTGGCGCTATACTCTTCGGGACGCACTGAGCCGCACATGCCCATCACCACCGGAGGCTTCGAGGATCTCGTCCAGCTCTCGCAGGACACCCTCTACTACGTGGGGCCGGACCTCGAGATCGGGAACACATCGGTCGGGTCGTCAGCGAGCATCGGATTCAACAACACCGCGGGTGTGATCGAGGTCGTTGGGGTCGCGACCGGCAACGCCACGGCGTGGCTACCTACAGGCGGCGGGACCCTCGCGACGGCGGTCACGCTCTCGAACTCCAACAACCTTAGCTTTGGTCTCGCCGGGTCGACCATCACCGCATCGGCCTGGGTCAATCTCTCGGCCGGCACGACGAGCCAAAACCTCAGCGCCTTCACACTCTCGAACTCGAACGGCGTCAGCTTTGGGTTGAGTGGATCGGTCGTCACCGCGACGGTAGCCGCCGCAGGTGTGAATTTCTCGGCCGGTACGACGAGTAACCTTCTGCCAGCCATCACTCTCTCGAACTCGAATGGAGTGTCGTTCGGTTTGAACGGTTCGACACTGACGGCCTCGGTGGCGACGTCGCTGACGAACGTCAACATCTCCGCCGGCACGACCTCAAACAACCTGTCGAACCTCGTCTTCTCGAACGGCGGCGGCGTGACGTGGGGTCTTAGCGGTTCGACCATCACGGCGTCGGCCGTTGTCGGATCGGTCGCTAGCGTCAACTTCAGCGCGGGCACAACCTCGAACAATCTCTCCGCGGTGACGCTTTCCAACTCGAACAACGTGAGCTTTGGGCTGAACGGTTCGACCATCACCGCGAGCGCGAATCTCACCAACGACTGGTACGACAACATCGCGATGGCCCAACCCGACGCCACGGGCTCGGGCGCCATGGGTGCGATCTCGAACTTCACGGGGTCGGTGTCGACGCTCTTCGTCGCGCCGCTCCATGGCTACGGGATGCTCTTCCCGGCCGACATCACGGCGAACACGTGTTTCTTCCCTGACGTTTCCATCTCGGGATCGACCGCGACGATGAGCGTCGCCTTCACGAGCAAGTGGTTTCTCGGGATCTACACGCTGAACGCGTCGACCCTCAGCCTCTTGAACTCGGCGAGCGTTAGCTTCGGTTTCGGCGCCAACGGGGCGAGCAACTCGACCGGGTTCGCCGGCGGCTTCCGGTACGCCTCTTTCGGTTCCGCGAACTGGTCCTCGAGTCCGGTCTTCCGTTACGGATCTCGGTACTGGATGGCGTGGTTCTGGTCCTCCTCGGGGGCGCTGGCGCAGACGGGATCGATGGCGGGAGCGTTCATGTTCTCTACGGGGCAGCGAAGCGGGCTACTCGGCGTTTCGAACCTCACGGGGACCTCGAACGGCGCAGCGCCATTCTACGGCATCTACACCGCGCAGACCGCTGCGCTCCCGGCGAGTATCGGGAGCAACCAGCTTCAGAAGACGGCGTCCGTGGCGGGCTTCTCCCCCCACCTCGTCATGGCCAACAACGCCTCTTTGACAGTGTTCTAGCAAGGGGTCCTACGTGAGCTTCACTCGCGCGCAAGCCAAAGGCTCGAGCGGCAGCTCAGGGACAAATTTCTCGAGCGGCAACTTTGCCTCGCCTGTCACGGCGGGGAACTTCATTATCGCGACGATCTCTTGGCGCGGGTCGGGTGCAATTTCGAGCGTCACGGACACGCTCGGCAATAGCGCGCCAGGCGCGCCGTCGGGACAGTACCTGCTTGTCAGCGGCCCGACGCAAAACTCGAGCTCAACGCAGTGGCAAGCGATCTACATCGCCACGAATATCGCCCCGGGGACCGATGCGATCAACGTGGTCATCACGGTTTCAGGGATCAATCTCTCCGTCCAGGCTATCGAGTACAACTGCAGCGCTGGCTCAGGAGTCGTCGTACGGAACGTCGCGGGCAACGGCGGGAACACCGGCAACTCGACGGCCGCGGTGAGCGGCGCGGTCACCGCTCAGCCTGGCGACCTGCAGTACGGAGGCGGCTTTGCGGTCGGCCAGATCTCGGCCCCAGGAAGCGGCTACACGCTCGTCAATAACCAGAGCTTCTGGTTCGACGAGGAGCTTCTGTCGAGCGCGGGCGGCTTGGTCACGGCCACCTTTACCGTTGGCAACAACAACTGGAACGCCAACTTAGCGGTGATCGGTCCACCTGGAGGCGGAATCTCCGTCCCGTACTGGGCCGCGTAGAAGCGTCAGAAACAAGATAGGATGTGACGTATGCCCCCCGTTACGACAGGAAACTTCCAAGACCTCGTCCAGCTCTCGCAGGACACGCTGTACCACCTGGGCCCGATGTTCGACATCGGCGACGCGGCCGCGAGCACGATCACGCTCGGGATGAGCAACAGTGGCGGTTCGCTGGCCCTGGCGTGGAGCAACTCCAGTAACCAAACCCTCTGGCTGCCGAACGGCAACGGCACGCTGCTCTCGAACGTCAACATCTCGGCCGGCACGACGAGTCAGAACCTCTCGGCTGTCGTCTACTCGAACTCAAACAACGTCTCGTTCGGTCTGAACGGTTCCACCGTCACGGCCAGCGTCACGGTCGCGAGCTCGCAGGGGTCGATCAACGTCTCGGCTGGCACGACGAGCCAGAACCTATCGAACGTCGTCTTCTCGAACTTGAACGGTGTCACATTCGGGCTGAACGGCAGCACGGTCACGGCGTCGGTCGCACCGAGCGCGGCAGCGAGCATCAACGTCTCGGCCGGCACGACGTCGAACAATCTCTCGAACGTTGTCTTCTCGAACTCGAACGGGATCTCTTTCGGCCTGAACGGGTCGACGGTGACGGCGCAGAACGGCGGGATCTCGTCCTGGTCGAACGGCGGACCGGCGACCGCCATGACCGGCGGGCAGGGCACGCTCTTCTTCCAGCCGCTCATCATCCCGTACGCCATCACGGTCACCAACCTGCTCTGGCTCGCGTCGGTGCACAACGCCGCCACCAACTCTTCGGGCGGCCTGTCGGTCTCCGCGGCGGTCTACACCCTCAACGGGGGGACGGCGCTCAGCCTCGCCTCGTCGGGTAGCACCAACATCACCTGGACGAGCGGCGCAGCGCTCTCGAGCAACACGGGCATCAACTATCAGCAAATGTCCGTCAACTCGTGGTCCATTACACCGGGCCCCTACCTCTTCGCGTGGTGGATCTCGACGCAGAACTCGGCGTCCATGAGCTACTACGGTCCGGCGCAGCAGCCCGCCATCTCCAGCGGCCAGGTCGCCGCGATGAGCAACCTGATGCTCAACGGGTACTCCCAGGCGACGACCGCAGCTCTCCCCGTATCGTTCGGTCTCTCAAACACGGCGAGCTACATCCGAACCGGCGCGACGGCTGCTGAGCAGCCGATGGTGATCATGCAGGGCACTTGACGTAGCCGCGTAGCCGCGTGTACCGTCTCTTCCGTGGCACGGAACCCACCGCCGAAGCTCGTCGCGATCCACGTCCGGATCCCGCCGGAGCTCTACGAGAGGCTCACGCGACGCCTCGTCGCGATGCGCAAGAAGAACATGATGGCGAAGCTGAGCGACGCGGTGCGGGCGGTACTGGAGGACGGCCTCCCGTGACGACCGACTCGCCGGAGTTACCCAAGAAGTAATCAACCCCGCCCTAAAGGGCGGAGCTTTCGGAGGCACGTCGAAACGTACGCAGCCGTTTCCTGGGTCGCGGGCTGGGCAATCCCGAAGCCTCACCAGGCAGCACCGAGCGATTCGCACGGTGT